GGTTGGGATAAGGATGTTCCAAGACAGTCGGCTAGTGGTTTGGGCTTCTTCAACCCAACAAATGTCAACCCCTTCATACGATTTGATATTGCTGACATTGTTTTTGAGTCCAACAAAGCTAAACTCTGTGCCGTTTTTGCCTCTGATGCTGTTTTGGGTGATCTCATAAAAACTTAGTAGGCCAAGACTTTCAATCTGGTCACACAATAACTTGTGAACTGAGTCCTTGATACTAGTCTGGAACTCACGGGCGCATAGTATGCGGATTGGGTCTTTAGCGCCTTTGATCAGTAAGGCTCTGGCAATTCCCCATGACTTAGCACCACCCCGACCGCCATAAAGAACCTTGTATCGGCTCTTTTGAAACAGACCTTCCAACTTAACGGGAAACTCTGCCTTTGCAATCGCATTGGCTAAATTGCTCATTCGGGCTTCACAAAGCTAACTTGGATGCCTGACAACAAGGGTGAGCCATCAGCGCCTGTGATCTCTTGCTTAACGCTCTCACGGTACTTCTTGGGGAATCGTGCAGCCATTGAACGTGACCACAAAGTCGCATTTAACCTTGGGCCATCCTTGGTCTCCACCATGTAAGCATCGGCTTGATCTTCCCACCAAGCTAGCTCATGTTGCTTGGCTTCCTCCAAGGCGTGCAAAAACTCAGGATGCACATCACGCCATTCGTACATTGTGCGTAGGGAAAACCCTAACCTAGAAGCAATCTGTTCTACGCTTTTACCGATTTTGCCCAAGGCAATCACTTCCTCACAATACTTAGGATCGTAGAGGGATGGACGACCAACGGGGCGTTTTTCGGTTGTGTCTGTCATTACTTCTTGGACTTCTTTGGAGTAGGCTTCTTGCCCTCTTTGGCTTCACGCTGAACGGCATATCCGATGGCAACAGCCTGTTTGATGGGCTTGCCAGCTTCTATCTCTTTTTTGATATTGGCTCTAAGTGCCTTCGGGGTCATCGATGCTATCAGCGGCATTTGCCTTCTCCTTTTGGATTTCACTTAGCCAATAGTGGCAATCCTGAATCATCCCTGAGAGTTGAAACAGGACTGTCTCTTGTTGCCTAGCTTGCGCTTGGAGTTCTTCTAAGCGCTTTTCAATGGCTTCTTTATGAAGCACTGTGAATAATTGCATAGTTGATAACAACAGCTTCAGAGTATGAAGTTGCCGCAGTCAAGTTACGCAAAGTGATCAAAGCAGAACCAGCAGCCAGATATGAAACGTAAGTGGTGTAAGCACCAAGAGCGCTACCAGTGGTATTGCTGGCAACACACACAATCATTGTGTCATTTGCGGAAATCAAGCTGTTGGTCAAAACGAATGACACAGCAGTGGCGCCAGCCAAGGCCGCATTGTTCATTGTGATGCGACCAGCAGACTTGTTTAGGGTCACGCCTGTGCTTTTATCGGTGAGTTGGGTTACTGTGCCTTGTGCGGCAGCTGAATAACCAATTTCTGCGGTTGCATAACAAGTTGTAAATTCGGGATCGGAGTAGGCTACGCCTGTTGCTACTGAGTTTGACATGATGTTCCTTTAACAGTTCCAATTTTTAAGAGATGCCTTGGCTCGTTCCGCTGGGCCTTTGGCGTTTTTAACTACCCCCTCCATTCTTGCACAAAATGATGCTTTACGACCTGCATCAGCTTTAGTTTTTGGATTGGGGGCAGGCGGTTTTAAATTCGCATTGTTCTTTGCATTGTATTCGGCACGACCTTTAGCGGTCATTCCCGCACCTTTTTCCGTTGGATTGTAGGTTTTACCCTTGCCTGTGGTCTTGTGCGGAATGGGCTTATCGTGCTTTTTCATTTCTTTGCCGTTTTAGCAGATTGTTTGAAAGCAGCGGCAGTAGGTGCGCCCTTAGTGCCAGGCGTTCTCATGCGCTCTGGTGTCTTACCCGCAGCCTTTTGACGCTCGATGCGCTCTTGCTTTGCATGAATGTTGGCATATAGCCCTTTTGAAGTCGCCATGATTATTCCTCCACAACCGCACAGATGTCGGCTTCTTGAATGATTTGGTAGTCTTGCCCATCAATTTTTTCTGTGGGCCAGTTAAGGTAATCACCGTTTCCATACTTGATGAAGTCTCCGACCTTCACATCGTAAACCTTTGGGCCAATGGCGACAACAGTACCCTCGTTAAAAGGTTCTTTGTTGTTGACATAAATAATGTCTGATAGATTTCTGACCTGTGGTTTTACAACAACACGGTCACGCAATGGGTTTAGCATTTCTTGGGTCTCCCTGGCTTTTTCTTTACAGGAACAGAAACCTCTGTGGTTTGGTCAGTCATTATGTCGTAAACAGGCAGTTTAATAACATCAACGATTCCAACTTCGTGTTGTCCGCACCAATCGGTTTGGTGCTTGTTATGGTGTTCAGGGTATCTTCTGCAAATACCCATGATTTGCTGATTTCTGAAAAATCTGCAATTACCGCAATTAGAATGTGCTTCAGCCACTCAAAACCTCTCTTTTTGTTTGGTTAGAAAGCCCTGCCGACCTCTTATCGGTAGGGTTTTCGCTTTATTGGTACGACTTACGATCGTGAGTGTAGCAAACACCACTCATTTTGCCGCCATCAAAGCAATCATTCTTGCCAGTTGCATTGGTCATGGCGTTAGGAATGTTCTTTTTAGCACTTCCTTGTTCGCCAGATTTCATGTCAGCGGCAGGGTTGCCAGCCATTTTGACATTGTTACCGTAGCCATAGCCAGCGGGTTGGTCTTTATTCATTTTTGCCATGATGTTTCCTATTTAAGGGTGAGTAAATACAAGGTTGAATTGATCAGATCAGCAATTTCATCAACGATGTTTTGCAGCTCTGTGTCTTGGGGGATTTCTTGACGGGCTTCCTGAACAAACGATTTCAGTTGTGTCAGGTACTCGGTTGGGGTTTCCTGTGGTTGATGCAACTCGTCAGGAAACTTGTTCATTCTTGTGTTGTAGCGCCCTTGATAGCTCTCAGCCAAGGTATCAGCTAAGTCAACAATCTTAGGATAGAACTTACCCAAAGCCTTGTGGGTTGCATATTCCCGTGTCTGTAAATGCTGAAAATGGGTAATCGTCCCGCTGTGAAACAGCGTAGCTACAAACTCGGCAACTTCGGCATTTTTTTCCATAATTGCACTATAACAAAAAAGATGGGGGAATTAAACCCCCATAAACAACAAATGGCAACTTTGTCACGCCCATTGTGCAGCGTCTGGAATGGGTATGTCAATAGGCCATTTACCCTGATCACACAAATTCTTAACGGTTGCCACATGAGCCTCAAGCCACATCTTTTTGCGCTCGTCTTTGGTCAAATGTGCGCCTTGGTCAATTTCGTAATGGCAACTTAAACACAGGGCAGCCACACAATTATCGTCAGCCTTGATCCCTTTACCCTTACCCGCACCCCAATTAGCGTGTGCCGCTTGAACCCCGTTATCTATGCCACAGCTTTGACAAGCTAAATTTGCTACTAACTTTAGGAGTTTCTGGCTTCTCACATATTGGTGCTTCAGGTATTGTGTCATCGGTTATTGCGTATTCTCTGGTTAGGTATTTATGCCCGTCAGCGCAAATTCGCCTTCTAAGGATGAAATCAGGGTTTGCCCTAGTGTCTAATACTTTGTTATGGCGGGTCTTACAAACTGGGCACATCATATTTTTTAAAGATATAAGACCAAACACCACCACCAATAACTTTGGCAGCAAACTGAAGAATCACAATTTCAGGCATTAAAACGCCAAATGCTATTGTTGGAAACAAAACTGAATCCACGGCAGCGCCAGCTGTGTTAGACAAATTGGCACGTTTAATCCACGATCCTGTGGTTTTTACAAATACTGCCCAATCTACCAATGCCGCCAATAAAAAAGACATAGCAGAAGCAACGGCAATCATGCCAGCCGCAGGGTTTAACAAATAAGTCAATGCCCCTGTTCCTACAATTAAGCCGCCCATTTGCCATGTTTTAAGGCGAACATGAAGCCAATCCCTTAACGTCAGGTCTAGTCCAATAAAGAAAAATGCGTTTATAGGGCTAATTGATGGGCCAAATGTTGCCACCAATAGGTTTGCCAAGGTCATTGCCACGGCATAAACAATTAAAGCAAAAATCATAAAAGTGTTTCCTGTTCCATTGGTTGATAAAAATTCCATCGTGATGGGGCGTTAAACGCCTCTATGCGTGAACGCATGACTTGCGCCCTTGCTTCTTTGGTTGGAGGGGGGTAATTGCCATTTTTCCACTTATTGTCAATTCCAACGCCTCTGCCAATGTTGGTGCTATCTGCTGATGAAAATGGTAGTTTGGTGAAGATTGCAGGATCAAGCATCCTTAATCCATGTAATTTACAAGCGGGTCTGCCCATGTCATCACAAATAACACGCATGGCCTGGCTCATCTTGACCCACCATTGTGATGTTCCAACGGTTGCAAACTCGCCTGAACTACCAATGCAAACCCGAACATAAGTGTTTGCTAGTTGTTCAAAACGCTCTAAAGATTCGTGCATATGCCAAACGGGTGCGCCAAACCATGTAGGTAATGGACAATCTTTTAGCAAAGCATCGTTGTCAGCTTCATTTCCATCAATAACATCAGGAATAACCGCAAAATCACATGACGGTACTTTTTTTAGGTTTAACGCCCAATCGTAAAAGGGTTTCCAATCTTGAATTGGGTTGCCTGACCGCCATGCTGAAAATGCCCCGTTATCAATAGCAAAAGATTGAGCCACTTCAATAGCTGTGGATAACTGATCTGAGTGAGCAAACGAAACAAACGCATGACCATTTTCAATAGCTTTGACCGCTACTGTTGCGGGGGTGATTGGTAGCCCGTGATAGTGAATCATGCTTCAATTCCTTTGTTTGCCATCCAACATAAAAGCCATTCAATAAACTCTGAGCCTTCTTCTACGGTAAATTTGTGGCTTTGGAGGCCAAGCTGCACAACCCTTTCCCCATCTAGGCTTGGGGCAACCTTGCCGATCTTGCGCCCTGTCTCATGCGCCCATTGGTCAATCAAAAGGCGCTTCCAATCGTCTGACGACCACGCAGACCCTGCGGCTTTCATTTGTTTGGCAACAATGTCAATTAGGCTATGAAACATCGCATTTTGGTCTGAACTGCGAGTGGCCTTTTTAACTTCCAAGCGTAATTGCTTGCCAGCTTGGAGGGATTCTTTGATCTTGGGCCATAAGTCTTTTAGAACTGCATGGGCCTGTTGGCTGTTATGTAGGCTAAAAATCATAAGTCCTCACAAAATAAACAATTAGCGACCAAAAAGCCACTAAACAAGAAATAATCAAAGCCCAAGACTTTTTCATTTAATCTCCACAAAAACATGAAATTGCTTCTTCGTTGGCATCAAAAATATCCGTTTGTTCAGCAGCATATTTATACATTTGTGCATAAGTTGGGCGGTCAATTGCAAAGAATTTTCCATCACCAACACATCTTTTAGAGGCTGCTTCTTCTTGTTTTATCCACCACAATGCTCGTTCTGGCTTTTCTGTAATTAAACTAAGAATTTGTGCTTTGGGCTTTAACATACATAAATCACAATTACCGTGCATTGTTTTTCCATTGATATTTGGCAATTCAAGGTCAAATGATTGAGATGCCCAAAAACTACCTATTTCTTTTGATGAAACATTGTTTGGGACAAGTGGCATACAAATCGTTTCATGCTTGCTTTCTGGGTGTGGGTTAGAACGAAACTTAGCCACTCGCCTTGGTTCATCAGCTCTTATGCCAATAAATGAATCCCATTCTGTCCAACCCAAAGACTTTAAATATCTGTGCATTGTTCTAGTTTTCATTTGACTTGAACAATATCTTGACCTTCCGTTTGGCAAAGATGGCTGATAAAAATTTATAACAGCCTCAAAAGGTTCGCCATTACGACTAGCAGTTTTAAAGTCAACAACTTTGGAAATTTTTTTATTATTTTCAACAGCAAACTCTAACCAAGTAATTTCTACATTCCAACGCTTAGAACATTCATTTACAAATTGCAAAGTAGCCTCCTCCTCTTTGCCTGTGTTGCAAAAAATAACCTTTGCTTGGTTTGGCAATTGCCCCCCCCCCATTTTGTAATACTTTG